GGCACCCAGGCGTCCGGGTCCAGCTTCAGCCAGGCGACCATCGCTGCGGCCTGCCTCTTGGAAGAGGCGACCATCACGTTTTTGAACATGGTCATTCTTTCTGGGCGACCGCGCGATCGATCCAGGCATAGATCTCTGGGTTGTCGCGGCGAGCCATGATCATGACCGGCGTCAACCGGTTCACGACCGTCTCCTCGTTGGCCCGGCTCTTCAGAGCTGCGGAGTGCCAACAGGCGTGGTTGATCTCGTGCTCCAGGACTTCAGCGAAGCCGCTGTCGGGCAAGTCCTCCCGCACGTAGATGATGAAGTTGAAACGATCACAGAGCCCGAGGCATTCTTTCTCCTCAGCCTCTTCGGCAGCCCAATGCACAAGCGTGTAGGCGAAGATGCCGATCTTGATCGTCGACGGAAGCTTGCGCCGATCCGGCAGACGACGCCGGGTCACGAGAGGTCAGCCTTGCTGCAAGCGCGGATGAACTTCCGCAGCTGCGCGCCACGGACCCAGATGATCTCGGGGTGCGCGTTGGCGCCGGACCAGCCCTGCTTCGCGAGGTACGAGCGCACTGTGGCCGGGTACATGTTGAACTCAAGGAGCGAGAACTCCGGAGCGTGCTCGATGATGTCCGGCTTGCCCTTCTCACGAGTGATGGTCGATGCCGAGTGGAAGCCGAGATAGGCTTCCGGCATGACGCAAACGTTCTCCGGGCGGACGACGCCGAGGAGTAAGGTGCAGGCCGACACACACATGCCGGAGATCACCACCTTGGTGCCTGCGTCGCGCATGTCGGAGTATTTCTCGACGTATTTGACGATGACCCCACCGGGGTCTTCGGTGATGAACGTCGCCTCGTTGCCGGACACAAACTGGACCGGCACAGTCTTGGCTGAGGCTGGCGACAGGGCGCACAGCATCAGCACGCCCGCGAGGGCGCGTTGGAGAAACTTCATTGGCGTGGCTTTAGGTCGGTGCCGCCGGCTCTCAGCCGAACAAAAGGCAGATCAGATGCGCAGCCGTAACTGCGAAAATGACGAGCAGGAGCGGCACGAGGAGGATGATGCGGTCAAAAGTCTTGGCGCCACGCATGCGCGCCTCATCCGAGTGCGAAGCGCAGGGCGAAATACAAGAGCCACACCAGGAGCGTGGCGATGATGGCCACGATGCCGATGAGCATGCCCTTGATGTCGAAGTCGTAGTAGCCACTACCGCCTTCCGGCGGCCGGGCCATGACGAGCAGCCAGATGACCGCCGTCAGAAATGCCGGGATAGCCCAGGAGCCGAACGTGATCGTCACTGGCGCACCTCGACGGGGTTGAACGTGAAGGCGCGCTGGATCGAGGCCTGCCAGATCACGTAGCTGAAAAGGAAAACTGAGAACGGAAACGGCATCAGTCGATCTCCTCGTAGAGGGCGTCGGCGATGGCCTTGCTGCCCTCTTCGATGCCGATGGCGACGACGTTCAGAGCGCCCGCGATTGAGATCAGGCCGATGTACAGCGCGAACCCGATGATGATTGCTTCGATGATGCCCATCACCACACTCCGAGCAGAGCACCGAAGCCGGCGATGATGAGGCCGATCGCGCCGAGCATGGCGCCGAGGCAGGCGTAGCCGAGAATGGCGAAGGGGGCGTGTCCCGTCATGTCAGATGACCTTGAGCTGACCGTCCTGCATGATGCGGAGACGGATGCGTTGGATGTTCTCTTCGAAGTCCTCGATCTCGATCGGGGACATCTGCCAGTGCGGTCGGATCACGACCACCCTGAGAAAGGTTCGAGCCAGCAATGCGTCGCCGTGCGCCATCGGCTCCCAGATCTCTTCCGAGAGGCAGAAGGCTTCCAAGTACAGGCGTGCGATATCCTTCGTCGCGGCGAACACCGCGCACCATGGCTGGGTCATTTGCGTTTCCTTTGGAGCGAGGGGCGGGACTCGAACCCGCAACCACCTGGTTGGAAGCCAGGCGCTCTACCGTTGAGCTACCCCAGCGATGTCTTGAAGACGCCCTTTTCGGCAGCGACCGCACGAATGGCGCGCTTGACGTCGTCGAGCCGGCCCTCCTTGATGGCGGTCACCGGGGTGACGTCGCCGAGCAGCTCGTTGGATCGGTTCATGAAGAACGCGGTCTCGGCCACGCCGATCAGCGGGTCGAGGACTTTCATCAGCTCGCTGGCCTGCATGGCGAGCGGACTGGTCGAGATCGGGTCAGTCTTTGCCGAAGATGGCTTGTCCGATTTCTTTTCCGGTGATGCGGCCGGCGCAGGCTCCGCAGAGATGTCCGGGATCAGGTTGACCTTTTTTAAGCCGTAGTCGGCGGAACGCTTTCGCGAACCAGTCGATCCCCGGCTCTTCCTTGCCGCAGCCATCGCATTTGTCCTTGGTGCTGCAGAAGTCGCAGGTGTCGGCGGCCATCAGTCGCGGTAGAGGTAGCGCGCGGTGAAGCGCTTCGAGAACGACTTGCCATCGCTCTCCAGGAAATCGGCCTGCTTGCGCATCCAGGCGGCGACCTCGCGACGACCGCGCTTGGACATCTCCGGCGCTTCCTTGATCGTGATCACGGCGGCCGACTTCTCGGCGGACTTCTGGGCGGGCATAGTGCTCTCTCGGTTAGCGTTGAACTCGACCGCAGCGCTGGCAGTAGTACTCACCGCGGCAACTGTGGAACGGGTTGAGGGCATAAAACCAAAACCAAAAGGCTTCCATTTCATGCTCTCCGTGTGGGTGGAGCCGTGCTGCGCGAGGCAGGCCAACGGGCTCTGTTAAAACTGTGCGGGTTCGACCAGCTGGCAACCGTAGTTCATGCCGCGCTTGGTGAACTGGAACGTGCCGGTCACCTGGCCCTTGACCATGTGCGGCACCATGCCCTCGAAGTCCTTCATGAAGACGACGACCGACTTGCCGTTCGCGTCCGTGAAGTCGAGGTACGCCGCGGATCGGCCGCGGCTGTAGCCGGAATAGGTCAGCGTCGACTGGAACGGCACGTTGTCGCGCCACTCCGGGCCGGCTCGGCCGTTCGTGCCGTCCGGGTTACGGACCCACCAGCTCTCGGCGTAGTGCTGCTGGTTGCCGTCCTTGTCGAACGGGATCGGATAGTTGCCCTTCTTCGCAGCCATCAGTGCATGCCGCCGGCCAAGAGGTTGACGGCGGCGCAGATCGAGAAGGCGATCAGCACGGTGCGGGTCAGCTTGTCCTGCAGCTCGGCGTGGATCTGGGCGCGGATGAACTGCAACTTCTGGCGACGGCTCATGACTTCCTCTGCAAGATGATCGAGACGGCGAGCGGCGTGTATCGCCGCCACATGAACTCTGGTGCGCCGGCCCGGATGGCCAGCTGGCGGGCCAGGCGCTCGTGCGCCGGCATCGTCAGCAGCTCGGTGTCCTCGGTCGAAAACCCGGTGACGCGCTCGCGGCGGCGGCTCCACCACACACCGGCCGAGCCGATGGCGTAGAGCGTTGCGCCGGCAATCATCATGGCCGCGGCGATTTCGATCATCGCATCACCGTGAACCCCGGGGCATTAACGCCGGTCATTTCGATCCGGGCCATCTCGTCCATGCGGTCGAGGGTCTCCGGGGTCGGAGCATGCTCGGGCTGATGCTCCAGCTCGCGGATCTTCTTGATGGCCGCTTCCATGCCCTTCCAGCGCAGGAAGTACGGGACTTCCTTCCGCGGGATGTCGAGGTGTTGAACCGTGATCGCCTCTTCGGGGACCTCGGCCGGGCCGATCGGCCCCATCCGCATGATCGGATATCGGGTCAGGAGGACCATGTCCTCACGGGCGCCGTAGTAGGGACGCGACGGGCCCTCGCTCCAACACCGGATCTCGTCTTCCAGCGCCTGGACGGCGGCGTAGACCAGATCTTCTTCACGGCGTTTGCTTCTGCGGGGCATAGGCGTCCTGAAAGGGTGCCCCGGTCTGCCGTGGGCAGTACCGGGCTCTGGGTAAAAGGTTCAGCGTTTGCAGACGGCGGTGATCAGCAGGGCTGTCGTCACCACAGACATCGCCACCAGGATCAGGACGAGCAGCTTGATGGTGAGCACGCCGAGCGCCGCCACGAACTGCAGGTCGGTGAAAGTCATGGGTTCCTCCGCCCGCGCCAGCCAGACCGGGGGAACCGGCTGGCTGGGTTGGGGCTTGATGGCTTCATTTGCACGAATGCTAACGTAGCGAAAGAGATACCCGCATATGGCCGATCCGTCAACCCCTCTGCAAATGGAATGCAAACGCCGGAACCCGCCAAGCGCGAGCCCGCCATCGCCTTTGGGTTCTTGATCGGTTCAATGTGGGTTCATTGATAGGTTAGTAGGCAACTGGTGCCGGGGGTACCGGCAAGAGATGCCGCTGGTACCGGCACCAGATGCCGGTGGTACCGGCAACAGATGCCGCGGCACCAGATGCCGGTGGTACCCTTTGCGATCCCATGCTGGACAGCCGCCCTGTTACGGTATCACTGAGAGCGCGAAGCGCTCCGTCCCCTCCCCGAGTGTCAGAAACCACAGGTTCGTCACAATTGAGCCACCTGCACCGCAAGCCCGACAAAGATCCGCAACAAGCCGGTGGATGGTTCGTCTACTGGGGCGATGTCCGGGTAGGGCACATCGGCAAACGTGCCGGCGTCCCCACCCATGCGCCGCAGTGGGGCTGGACCTGCGGCTTCTACCCCGGGTGTGATCCAGGCCAGTCCACAAACGGCGTAGCCGAGACGTTCGAAGAGGCGCGTGCCGGCTTCGAGCGGGACTGGACCAAGCTGTCGGCCACCCGCACCGAGGCTCACTTTGAGCTCTGGCGCCGCAACCGCGACTGGCACGCCTGGAAGGACCGGATGCATGACGAGCGGCTTCCGCTGCCGACGCAGCGAACCAACGGCCAGTCGAGATGTTTCTGCGGGGAACTGCTCACCACGGCCGGCGGCATGGAGAAGCACATCCACACGGCGCACCGGGGCATCGGCGACTCGCAATCCGACCGGTCGTGACCTACCTTTGACTCCGATCAGTCCGGAGTTGCGTATGCGTAAATCGCCATCGATAGTCCCAGCCGATCGCCTCGACCGGGACATGCATTTCGTTCTTGAGGATTTCAGCAGCGGTCCCGCGTGGCGGGAGACCGATGAGGATCAGACTGACTTTCGGACCCTGATCAGCGACCTGCTCAGCGGCCAGTATGCTCACCCAATTCGCATCGTCGCGCTGAACCCGCTGGAGGGCTGGTCGAGAGACGCCTCCGAGGATGTGGCTGCGGAACTGGAGCGGCGCGTCGCCGAGGGGTTCGAGGTCACCGAGCCCGTGCGGGAGTTCATCGAGCGCTTCACCGGGCGGCCGATAGGCGTGCAGCTGCTGCTGCCACTGCGGGACTTCTGAGGACTCGCATTCCGACCGTCGATGCATAGATGCCGGTCATGCCCAGACCATTTGAATTTTGCAGGCCCGCAGCCCGGAAGGTCGTGCCCCATGGTCCCGATTGGATCCACGAGGTCAAATACGACGGCTACCGCGGACGCCTTATCAGGCAGGACAAGGACGTTAAGCTGCTCTCAAAAGCAGGTCTCGACTGGACCTGGCGCTATCCGATGATCGTCGAGGCGGCGCGGAAGATGAAGCAGAAGCAGTTCGTCATCGACGGCGAGATATGCGTGCTCGATCTCCGCGGCATCTCGCAGTTCGACTGGCTGCACTCAGGCCAGTACAACGACGACGCCCAGCTCTACGCCTTCGACATCGTGGCAATGGACGGTGACGACCTGCGCGCCCTGAAGCTCGACGAGCGCAAGGCGAAGCTCGCCAAAATCCTGGAGCGGCGGCCGGAGGGCATCTTCGTGGCGCCGTTTGAGATCGGAGACCTGGGACCGCGGCTATTCGAGGCCGCGTGCGACATGGGACTTGAGGGGATCGTCTCCAAGCACCGCGAGCGCGGGTACAGGCCCAGGGTCTGCGACTGGATCAAGGTCAAGAACAGAGCGCACCCGGCGTTCACTCGCGTGTCCGACCAGTTCGGCTGAAGCCGACCCGGCGCAGCAGCTCGTACCACGGCGAGCGCGGTGTCGGCGCCATGCCGCGGCTGCGGTGCATGCCACCGATCGACCACTCGATACGGCCGGGCTTGCGGCGGACGCGCGGCGGCGCGGGCGGCCGGTTCAGTCGCTTCTCTCGCTCGCGCCAGATCGCCACGCATCTCGCCGTGCAGAAGCGCTTAGCCTTGCGGCGACCCAGCTCGAAGACGGTCGGGCAGTTCTCGCAGCGACGGCTCGTCTGCCGATCCTTGTAGCGGAAGGCGCGGAAGCATTCGTGCGAGCAGAAGCGCTGCTCCGGGCGGCCGGACCTTCGATACTCGCGCTGGCAATGCTCGCAGTTCTTCACGCACATGCCGGTCGGATACCAGCGGCCCGCGTGGTCCGTCTACGGATCATTTGAGGGCGTCGTGGTCCGTGAACGTGCCATGTCACGCGAAATGCGGCGCAGCCTCAGCACGGTCAGCACCTCGAACGCCGAGCGCCGGTTCTTGCGCAGCTCCTCGATCTCGTCCCTCAACGCGAGCAACTGGCGCAGCTCGGCCGGCTCGAAGCCCAGTATCTCCACGGGACGCAACTCCTACTGATTAGCGCGAAGCGCTCGCCGCATTTGCACAGGCTACCGAATCTTCCCGAGTCAAGCCAGACATTTGCAGGTTGGGTTTGCATAAGAGAGGGGAACGTTTGCAGAGGTATCAGGTTGCCGAAT